TGATGGACTGATTGGTGAGGATGGCGGGCTAGAGATTAAATGCCCGACTCCTGCAACACATATTGCTTATTTACGAGCAGGTGTGTTACCAACTAAATACAAACAGCAGGTGATGGGCTGTATGTGGATCACTGGCAGGCAGTGGTGGGACTTTGTGTCTTACCACGAGACGATGCCTGCGCTGATCGTCAGAGTCGAACGTGACGATGACTACATCACGCTACTGGCTGATGAGGTATCAAAGGCCGTAGACACAATTCAATTAGAAGTTAATCGATTAAGGAAAATGCAATGACACAATATGACAACACAAACCGAGGCGCTATCTGGCGCAATGAGAAGAAACGTCCTGACAAGCGTGACCCAGACTTTACCGGGACAATCAATGTAGACGGGGCCGAATACTACCTGTCCGGTTGGTTGCCTGACCCAGAACGCAAAGGGCCGAAGACACCTGCAATGACTTACTCAGTCAGGCGCATGGATGATGAGAATCCTAGGCCAATCGAGAGAACGATTGAGGCTAATCCTGCGCCTGATGTTAACGATCAGATTCCTTGGTAACAAAAAAAGCCCCGTAGCTTAACGGGGCAAAGGGGTCATCCCAATGAGAGAAACATCTTGCGATGCAGTTACATATTACCACGGGAGCGATAAATGACACGAGTAAACGCAGGGCTGTGTGTTAAGAACGCCCAGAAAGAACTCAACATACCGAACGAGCGGATGGCTAGGGACTTCAGTGTTCACCATCAGCAGGTGTCGAGATGGCGGGTCAATTCAGATATGCACCTGAGCAAGTTGCAGATGTTTGCCGAATATTTTGAAATGGATTTGTATGAGTTTTTGAAATTAGGAGAAGAATCCAATGGGTAACAAGAGATGGTCAAACAGTGAGCTACTGATGCTCGGTGACTTATACCGGGACGGTCTGAGCTACAACGATATTGCTTGTAAGTTGAAGCGCAGTAAACGTGGAGTGGCGCATGCGCTTTACGCATACCGGCATGTGATCAACGTGGATTACCGCAGGAAGCGCGGAGAGTACCACTCAGAGATGCCAACGCAGGAAGAGCTACGCGCACCAGTGAAGGACTTTACGCCTACTAGCAAGCCTTGGTGGAAGTTCTGGGGATGAGTGACTCGCTCAAACAGACGGTAACGTCAGAGCAGGCCGCACTGCAGTCGTATCGTGACATCAAGAATATGATGAAAGATCACGGCTACTGTGTGGTCACCATCCGGGCAGGTGGCCGGTCACTGGAGCAGAACGCGCTCTACCATGTATGGACGCAGGAGATCGCTGACAAGGTCAACAAGCACAACGGCACTGACTTCAGTAAGGGCGAAATACACACTAAACTGAAGGCGATGTTCTTGGGCTACACAGAGCCTAAGCAGATCGGCAGTACAACAATACCGCCACAGTTGAAAAGCACCACTAAGCTAACGAAGGGCGAGATGTTTTTCTTCATGGAACAGGTGGAACACTGGGCTATCGATTCAGGGATCGCCTTATCGCACCCAGAAGACAATGAGTATTACCGGACAAAGCGCAAGCATGAAGTCGGCGAACAGACGCTGTAAACAGTGCCGGAAGAAGGTTCCTGCTGAGTCGGCATTTGTCACTCAGTTGCGAGCCTTCTGTTCTTTTGAATGCCTAACACAATTCACCAAGTCAGAGAAAGGGAGAAAAACGATAGCAAAATCCTCCCTTGCAGAAATGCGTGAGCGCAAGCAAAAGCTCAAGACCAAATCTGACTATCTCAAGGAAGCCCAAGCGGCGTTCAATGCTTACGTCAGAGCGCGTGACAAGGACGATGCATGTGTCTCGTGCGGCAACTACGTCTTGGACGATCAGATTGGCGGAGGTTGGGACGCAGGCCACTACAGGTCAACTGGATCAGCCCCACACCTGCGATTCAACCTGCACAACTGTCACAAGCAGTGCGTGAAGTGTAATCGGTTCCTATCAGGCAACGTGGCCGAGTACCGGAAGGGGTTGATCGAGAAGATCGGCATCGAGAAAGTCGAGGCACTGGAGGCCATGAACGCTGTCGAAAATACAGGGAAAAAAGAAGAGTATTTAATCCGCATCAAAAAAATATTTACCAAGAAGAAACAAAAAGTGTTGCAATCAAGGTTGTAAAGTGCGAATATACACATGTCGGGAAATTAAATTGAAATGGAGAAAACGACATGACTACATACACCGTTGCAAAAATCACCAAGGCGCTCGGCAAGAAGCGCATGGCTATCGTTGAAGACATTGATGTTGCTGATAACGGTTACGACATCGTGATCGACATCATGCTCAAGCGCCCATACGTCAGCGATGACAACACGATTCGCGTCAACACCATTGAGGATGGTGACACCTTTAAGTCAATCATGGATGACTATAAGTGGTGGATCGACAGCGCCTATGAGGACGAGACGTTTCCTAGCTACAGCGGCCACAAGGTCAAGATAGGATAAGAGAAGGGGCTACGGCCCCTTTTTTAATACCTGCGATTTTTGAGGTAGCGTTGCGACTTTTCAGGTAGCGTCCTACCTTCCATGCTCAGCATCGAACCTTCCATGACTTACCGCAACTGCGATGACCGCTACCGCAATTGCGGTGACACCATGACGTTATGATGTTGTGGCATTGGGTGGCACATCTCAGGTCAAGGACAAATAAATATTTTATTGTCCGAAACAAAAAGTGTTGCATTCCTATTCCATTGTAGTATCCTATCTGTGTCGGGTAATTAAATTGAAATTAAGGAGAACACGACATGACTACAGCAAAGTATGCAAACGAGCGCGGATACACAGACGTTAAGCCTTGGGAAGTTATCAAGGTTGTTTCTGATCAGACTCTTGAGATCCGCTTGATGGACGCTGAGAAAGGCGAGTGGAAGCCAGAGTGGCATGCAGGTGGATTTGCAGGCCATTGCTCAAACCAACATGAGCAAGTTTGGAATATCACTTCAAATAAGAACAACCCAGTCATCCGCATCCGCCGCCGCAAGAACCCAAACGTCTACTCTGATCAGCCATACATTTGGTGTGACAAGTACGGTCAGAAATATGACCTTGAAGACAAGCCAGTAAAATTCTACGACTACAACTTCTAAGAGAGGGGCCAAGCGCCCCTTTTTGGAGAGAATCATGACAGCAATCAAAATCACATCCGAAACCGCTGACGTAATCGCAGACTTTATGTGCGAGTACCAGTCTGACCTGCACAACAAGCTCGTTGCTGAGGGTTACGATTTGGAAGAGGTGTCTGAGATCATCAGCGCCTTTATGTCCATGCAAGGCAACCTGATCGGCATGCTCGGCGAGGAGTCAGGCAAATCGTTTACCATCGAAATCAAATAATGTTTGACAGGAAATAATTCAAAGGAGTAAGGTTTAAGACAGTGCCGGACGGGGTGTGCGAAGCCCCTAGCGAACCGGACTGAGAATCAAAGGAAAAAACCCGTGACCGCACTCCGGCACTGGTTCCAATTGTGACCGAAACAGTATTCCCGGTCAACATTCCTAGAGTCTCATTCTGTATCGTTAGGGTTCATCCCGTACCGTTAAAGTACGCTCAGTGTCGTACAGCACCAGAAAGCACGATTGCAACCCAACCTTTGAGGACGGGGACAAACAGCGTTAGAGGTGATCCGCCTACGGGCAGGGACGGTTGAGCTACCGAGTCGAGATACCCACGACTGAAAGCACTGCTGATTACTGAGGTTGCATGGACGATAGCGTATCGGATGGACAGGGATCACCCTACGTCCTCTAAATGACAACTATGGCCAAAATTTGAGGTGACTCATGGGTGAACTAGACCCAAGAACATTTGTTGGAGAAACAGCGGAAGATTTGCAAAATGAAATCGCCGTGATTGAGAAATTCTGCAAAAAGTTTAACGTCAAGTATTTCAAAATGAGTAAATATGAACGAGTCGATTTTGTTCTGTACAGAGGCGAGGCACACAAAAGGCATGTTGTTGCAGTTGCTGAAGTCAAAACTAGATACGATCATAATTTTTTTGACTGGGGCGATCTGTTTTGCCCACTACATAAAAAAGCTCATTGCGTAATGTACGCAGAAGCAATCAATGTTCCTGCGTTCCTGATCAGTAAGCACAACGATGGTATTTTTTATGTTGATATGCGAGAGCCATTTCATGATTGCAGGATCATCAAAGACCCAAGAAGCCGCAATGATTCGGATGAAACACCATGCGTAACTTGGATGGGCGATCTAATAAAAGAGCTAATATAGGATCAAGAATATGCAACTAAGACCACACCAAGAACTGGCGATACAGATGCTGAGAGACAGTCTAGCGTCAGGAAAGAAAAGACCACTGCTTGCGGCTCCATGCTCATTCGGCAAGACAATTACAGCGGCGGCTATGCTCAAGTCAGCACTCGACAAAGGTAAGCGCGGCATCTTTATCTGCGATCGCATCAAGCTCGTTCAGCAGTCACTGGAAGCGTTTGGGCGTCACGGCTTACCATTTGGTGTTATGCAGGGTAACCACGAGCTAACCAATCCACACGCGCCGATACAGATCGCATCGATCCAGACACTAGCCCGGCGGAAGAACATGGTGGACTTTGACTTTGCCATCGTGGATGAGTGCCACACCTTGTATGAGTATCAGAAGAAGATGATGGAGGCATACGACAACATCCCGTTTGTCGGTCTGTCAGCCACTCCATTCAGCAAGGGACTTGGCAGGTACTATGATGACCTAATCGTCCCGGCAACAGCAGAGCATCTATTAGGTGAAGGCTACCTATGTCCAGTCGATTACTACGGCGGGCGTCAAATCGCACTCAAAGGTATCAAGACCAGAACACTGTCCACTGGCGGGTCAGACTATGATCCTGAAGCACTATCGGAAGCTATCGAGAAAGACGCCACTCTGGCAGGCGATATCGTCAAGAACTGGGTTAAGCATGCATGGGGACGCCAGACGATTGCGTTCAGCCCATCGATCAAGCACTCCAAGTTTCTTGTCGAGCAGTTCCGGGCGATCGGAGTGAAGGCCGAACACATCGATGGATACATGGATGACGAGATACGCCAAGAACTTTATGAGGCGCATGACGCAGGTGAGTTTGCGATCCTGTCCTGCTCCCGGCTACTGAACACTGGCTATGACGCGCCGCAGGTTAGCTGTCTGATCGATTGCTTCCCGACTAAGTCACACATCGCATATGTTCAGCGAGCAGGCCGGATCATGCGGACAGCGGACGGCAAAGAGAACGCCGTGTACCTCGATCACGCCGGTAACGTGAACAGGTTTGGATTTGCTGAGGCCGTAGTGCCTTCAGAGCTAGACGATGGAACTAAGCGATTCCAAGAGAAACAGCAGGTCAAGCAGAAGAAAGAGCCGAAGGTGCAGGAATGCCCGCAGTGCTATCGGCAGATGGTTGGTGTGCGTTGTGGTTGCGGCTACGAGCTACCAATGACCGAGCAGATCAAGCATGACGGCGCAGAGCTAGAGAGGTTGACCAAAGAGGCTAATAAGCTCTACACGCCTGAACGCAAATCAGAGTGGCTCGGCGAGCTACAGTATTACGCCAAGACTCGCGGCTACAGCAACGGTTGGGCGGCACATAAGTATCGCGCCAAGTTCGGTGTATGGCCGAATGGCGTAAACCCATCTCGTGTTGATGGAATGTCAGACGAGGTCAATCGGTTCATCAAGAGCCAGAACATAAGACATGCATACGCAAGGATGAAAAATGACAGTAGAAACGATCCTCAACCAATTCAGCAAAGTGCGTAACTCTGGGCAAGACAAGTGGAGAGTTCCATGCCCGGTACACAATGGCAAAGGTTTCAACATGAGCATCAAGGAATGCGCTGACGGCACAGTGTTAGCTCATTGCTTTGTGTGTGGAGCAGACGGGCCAAAGCTCGTGCAAGCTCTCGGCCTAGAGATGGCAGAGATATTTCCGCCAGACAGTAACTATATCCGCCCGGTGTTTAGCAAGAAAATGCAACAGGAAGCCTTAGAAGACGAGATTGTCCTGAGCATAGCCGGTGAGACGCGAAAGCTCACACTTGAAGATAAACGCCGTGTACGTCTGGCTAAGGCAAGGCTTGAAGGCATCGCACAAATAAAAAATGCATCATGATCAACTTAAAGTGTTGCACTGAGTATTTGATTGTGGTCTAATTGTTATGTCGAAATTGAAATGTAATTAGGAGTACGACATGGCTTTTATCCACGATGAAACTGCATACGATAACGCGATCAAGCGCAACATTTGGGAAAACGCTAACAAGACGTTTCACCGTACTTTCGAGCGTTCACATGATGTCGAGCGTTGGTTGATCAACATTGAGTATGACAAGTTCTGGTCAAACAATGAGTTTGCTCTGAGCTTGTACCGCGCATGGGACATGTACGGCAAGTTGACTGAAGGTCAGTACAACGCCGTATGCAAGATCATCGACAAGCAGGCGGCTCGTCAGGCTGAGTGGGACGCAAAGCGTGAGGCAGACAAGAATGCCCAGAACGCTACTTTGGAACACGTTGGTGTTGTCGGCGAGCGCATGCAGTTTGAGTTGAAGGTTGTAGCGGTTATCGAGTTTGACCGTCCTAAGTTTCACTACTACGACTCAGGCGTGGGCTACATCACCATCATGGAAGACGATGCAGGCAACAAGGTTGTCTACATGAACTCTCTCGGTGAGAAGTTGGATAACAACGGTTACATGCCTGCTGAGAAAGGTGACACTGTATTGTTCATGGCTAAGGTCAAAGAGCATGGTGTACGCGATGGCGCTAAGCAGACCATCGTTCAGCGTCCTACCAAGATTGTCGTAATCAAAGGAGAAGAATAATGGCAGAAGCATTTGTCCTAATTTTCGGCCTCGCTACCGCGTTTGTGGTAGCAGGGGTCATCGGGTTAGTCGGGGATTGGTTGACCAAGAAGTGGGGTGGCGAATGAGTATGCCCAAGCATCCATCCTGCCCCAACTGTGGGGACAACGTACTCAGGGAACACCTGAACATGGGTGATGAGGTCTGCAGATACTGTGGGCCAACTCGTGAGCTAGACACATACGGTGAGCTAGAGAAGAAACAATTTGACGCATGGTACTCAGCGTACCTAGATGAGAGAGGCGCAGAATGAATAACAAGGCAATGAACGAGCCAACCGTGGACGATGTAATGAGCCACTGGAGCAAGTGCGGATCGATCAAGGACACTGCTGAACACTTTGGTAAGACCTACAAGTCAGTCGAGATCATGGTTGCACGTTACAAGTACAACTACGAGCGGAGCTTCAACTTCCCGCACATCATCCACGCCAAGAGGTTTGGAGCATAATGGAATTTGTCTGCGCTTTAATCATCACTGTGTCACTACTGGTCTGGCTATGCCTATGGTGGGACGCTAACGAGAAGTCGAAATGAACAAAATATGGCAGGTCACAGATACCCTGAAGGGTGCAAGATATTACATGGAGAAGATGCCGCACGTTCGCAGGTACATGCTTGAGAACAAGCACCATGATCAGATCAAGGTGGTAAGGTTTGAGTGGACGTACAAGAGCGAGCTACTCAAGATAATCAATGGAGCATATGCTCTCGGTGCATTAGATCAGCACAAACTAATGACAGGCCGTGATTGAATAAGACTATCGCCCTAGTGTATAAAGCGTCTATACACACTTTGGACGCTATAGGCACAGAGATGGCAGGTGGAAGACCAACTAAATACACTCCGGCTCTTCAGAAGAAGGCAGACGAGTACGTTAAGAGCCTACCCGATGGGCAGATCGTTCACTCGGTTGAAGGACTAGCTCTACACCTTGGAATACACCGTGATACATGCTACGCATGGCGTGATTCGATCGAAGAGTTTTCCGACACGTTAGAGTCAGTCATGAAAATGCAGGCGGTATCGCTGATCAATAATGGGCTTGCAGGTGAGTTCAATTCAGCAATCACCAAACTCATGATGGCAAACCACGGCTACCGCGATGCTAGTCAGACAGACCACATTTCGAGCAATGGATCGATGTCGCCACAGAAGGTAGAGCGCGTTATTATCGAGGCAACTCAGATTTGAGTGTGGTATTACAACTCAAGACGGCATCAGTATTTAGGCCGTTATTAGATCCTGCTCGCTACAAGGGCGCGTGGGGTGGCCGAGGCTCAGGCAAGTCTCACTTTTTTGCTGAGCTACTAATCGAGGATGCCTTGATGATACCGGGCATGCGAGCGGCATGTATCCGGGAAGTGCAAAAGTCACTGAAGCAATCATCAAAGCGTCTGATCGAGGATAAGCTCCAAGCGTACAACCTCGGAGAGAAGGCAGGCTTCAAAGTCTACCGGGAAGTCATCGAGACGCCGGGCGATGGTGTGATCATCTTCACTGGTATGCAAGACCACACCGCTGACTCTATCAAGTCACTGGAAGGCTTTGACCGAGCATGGATCGAGGAGGCGCAGTCGCTCAGCCATAGATCGCTAGAACTACTGACGCCAACCATGCGTAAGGAAGGATCAGAGATCTGGGCATCGTGGAACCCTAACCGGCCAACAGATGCGATCGATCAACTACTGCGAGGCGCAAACACTCCAACAGGCTCGGTAGTCGTCAACGCCAACTGGAAGCACAACCCGTGGATCAGTAAGGTACTATTGCAAGAGAAGGACGACTGCTTACGCATGACTCCCGATCGGTATCCACATGTATGGGAAGGTGAGTATGCTACTGTCTTGGAAGGTGCGTATTATGCTAGACACCTATCGGAAGCGGCACTTGAAGGTAGAATCGGATTCTTTGGAAAAGATCCTCTTATCAAACTACATGCCGTGTGGGACATCGGTGGAACGTCCAAGAAGTCGGATGCGACTGCTATCTGGATTGTTCAGTACATCGGCGAAGAAGTCAGGATGATCGACTACTACGAGGCAGTAGGCCAACCGTTTGAGTCTCATGTAAACTGGTTGCGAGCCAAGGGCTACGAAGATGCGCTCATGGTACTGCCGCACGATGGCAGGAAGCATGACATGGTCTACAAGGTTACACCGGAAGGATTCCTGCAAGATGCCGGATTCACTGTTGAGTCTATCAAGAATCAAGGCGCAGGCGCTGTACTGTCCCGCATCGAAGCGGCCCGCCGGATGTTCCCATCCTGCAGATTCCACGATGAAAACACTAAAGGCGGACGAGAGGCACTCGGTTGGTATCACGAGAAACGTGACGAAGCCAGAGGTCTC